ACATTAATTTGATTAGTATGTTCCAATTCTTGTTCTGTGAGACCCCATGTTTTTGTTTCTACCCGCATTTTTTTCTCTTTTTCGTAATTTATTTTTTTTGTTGTTTTTGGATTTATTTTTTCCACAATCATTAATGATTTAACATTAGATGGATTATCCATATATCCTATACATAATATATTGTTTTTATTATATAACAAATTAAATATTCTATGTTATATAGTTGATATTCTTATATTATTTATTTATATTATAAAAAACTAAGTTAAAATTAACTTCATATAATACCATATAAATGAGTAGAGAAATTCAAACTGAAAGCAATGAAGTTAAATCTCTTAAATATAAAACAATGATACTCAATGGAAGTTCTTGGCCAATATCTAAATCAACAAGCGACTTAACACAATTGGATAAATTTTTGGAGAATGAAAAGATTTGTAATGCTAGTGAGCCATGGAGTAAACTTGATAAAACCGCAAAAATTCGTAAATTGATATTATTTGCGAATAATTATCAAACAGAGAATCAGCTTTCAGAAGAAGAACATGGTCAACTGGTCGCATTTTTCAAAGATTGTTTAGACAAGAAAAAGCTACAACGTGTAAAGGACATATTGTATAATAAGGAAACGGGTGAAATAAAGGATATTCCGGCACTCTTTTATAATAAACAAAGCCATCATTTTACATTAAAAAATATAGATAAAAGGGTGTCAACTTTAAAAGGATTAGCACCAAAACGCAAGCAAGGCACCGTAAAAAATGTAAAATGTAATGATGATTCTGATGGTGATGGTGATGGTGATGACGATAATGAAACAAATTAAACTAAATTTTCAAATCTATATTTTATATTTTATAATTCAATCAATTATTAAAATATAAAAACAACTCTACAATTAACTATAAATGTCGACAGAATTAATAGATATAACTTACCTAATAGTTCCAGATAAAGATGCGACCTTTTTAAATGAAAAAGAATGGCTAGAACTATATGAAACGTGCTTGCAATTAATGGCAGAATTTATGAACAATAATCCGAAAATCATTTCGGAACCCGAATTTGATGATATTTTCGATGAAAATATACAAGAACTATTATACGCACACTTCGAATCCAACATATTTTATAATGAAGAAGCCGAAGACGAATTGGAGGAAGTGATAGAGCACGCAAAAACGGACTTTTTTACACATCATTTTCAACCGCGTTCTTATCCAGATACTTGTATTTTAAAAGAACCGAACTATAAAGAAATAAAACAAACATTACGTATTTTAAAAGCAAAACCGCAGCCCGACCAAAGAACAAAAGAATGGTATGAATTCCGTCATAATTTAATTACCGCGTCAAACGCATATAAAGCATTCGAAAATCAACCGACGAAAAATCAGCTAATCTATGAAAAATGTCAGCCGATTAATAATGATAATGATTGTTCAAAAGAGATCGTGTTAGTAAATACGAATACGACACTACACTGGGGGCAAAAATATGAGCCACTATCCGTAAAAATATATGAGCATATCTATGAGACAAAGGTCGATGATTTTGGTTGTATCCAACACGATGTTTATAAATTTCTGGGTGCTTCGCCGGATGGCATCAATGTGGATGTAAAATCCAAACGTTACGGTCGCATGTTGGAAATCAAAAACATTGTGAATCGAGAAATTGATGGTATACCCAAAAAGGAATATTGGATACAAATGCAAATACAAATGGAGGTTTGCGGATTAGACGAATGTGACTTTTTGGAAACACGTTTTACTGAATATTCAGATCATCAATCATTTATAAGTGACGCGAATGAAATGGAATTCGAAGACGAAGATGGAAATGATTTCACAAATGTTTGTTTGTCAAAAGAGGATAAAATGAAGGGGATAATGATTTACTTTCATACTAAAGAGGGTAAACCATTTTATGTTTACAAACCATTGGAGTATATACATCCGCAAGATATTTTGGCATGGGAGGAGAAAACGTTGAATTTATATCAATCGGCAGAATATGGATACATATATATGAAATTTATTTATTGGAAACTAGACCAAATGAGCTGTGTATTAGTTCCGAGAAATAAAGAATGGTTTAAAAATAACGTTTGGGAAATAGAGGATATATGGGCAACCATAAAAAAAGAGCGAAAGGATGGATATGAACATAGAGCACCCAATCGCAGAATAAAAAAGGAAAATGCGTTTGAAATTATGACTAAGTCAGCAAACAATCATTGTCTATTACAGTTAGATAAGCTAACCGGTAAAATAACAATTATAAAAAAGGATATAGACAACAATCAGTTTTTGGAGTCCTAATACAATATATTTTCATTTGTAGGAATGGAGTAATACAAATAATTGGGTTCGGTTCTAAAATAGCCAACGCGCGCTCCCGAACCCTCTTGAGCCGGAGGTAAAGGATATACTTCATTGGATTTATTTTTAATATCGTGATATAAAGCACCGCAAAATTCGGAGCGCGTACATGTACCTTCATCCGGATTATATCGGTATCGTAAATTGTTAGTTTGTTGTTTAAAAGATGGTAAAGTGAATATTGGGTAATGCCACCATATTTCAGTAGCAGAATCATCCGACACTTCATTTTTACCAATTTTAGGATAATCGTCCAAAATGGCCTCGTTTACAGAGATAGGATAAATGCCTTCGGTTCGTCTTAGACTGGCAAAGTAATCCGATTTAAACCCTTCTTTTCTATAAAAGGGACCTAAATAAAGACTTAGCGCTAACAATATGGATAAAAATAGAATACTTTTAATAAAAGTGTTGTTCATATAATATACTTTTATAAAAAGTAATAAAGTATTTTAATCTTTTAATCTTTTTATAAAATGGACTTAAAATTAAACTAACAAATATAATAAAATGGAAACACTCGGAATGCGCGTTACAAAAAGAAATGGCCAATTAGAGGATATTGCGTTCGATAAAATATTAAGCAGAATCAGAAAACTAGGTCTAGAAGCGAATATTAGCATAAATTACCCGCAACTAACAATGAAGGTTATCGAACAGTTGTATGACGGCATCTCGACAACAAAAATCGATGAATTAGCTGCTGAACAATGTGCTGCTTTATCCACATTGAATCCAGATTATGGTACACTCGCTGCTAGAATAGTAGTCTCTAATCATCAGAAAAATACGGATGCTAGTTTTTCCGCCATTGTAATAGAATTATATAATTTCACAAATTCCAAGGGTGAGGAAAAACCGCTTTTAGATGACTCGTTTTATGATTTTGTTATAAATAACGTACATGTTCTTGATAATATGATTGATTATAATCGTGACTATTTAATCGATTATTTCGGTTTCAAAACATTGGAAAGAGCCTATTTGTTTAGACATGATAACAAGGTTATAGAACGCCCACAGCATATGTGGATGCGCGTTGCCGTTGCGATTCATCACCAATCAGCCAACACCGATCAATCATTATCATTAATAAAGGAAACTTATGATTTAATGTCTTCAAAATACTTCACACATGCGACTCCTACGTTGTTTAATGCTGGCACACCTAGACCTCAGCTTAGTTCGTGCTATCTTATAGGTATGGAAGACGACAGCATCGAGGGCATTTTTAATACACTTAAGGATTGTGCGCAAATTTCCAAATGGGCTGGAGGAATTGGTCTTCATATTCACAATATTCGCGCAAAGGGTAGTCATATTCAAGGCACAAATGGCTCATCTAATGGAATTGTGCCGATGTTGCGCGTATTCAATAATACAGCTCGTTATGTAGACCAAGGAGGCAATAAACGTAATGGATCTTTTGCGATTTATGCCGAGCCATGGCACGCGGATATTCACGACTTCTTGGAACTCAAGAAAAACCACGGTGACGAAGAGTTGAAAGCCCGTGACCTATTTTATGCTCTGTGGATACCAGATTTGTTTATGGAGCGCGTAAAAGAAAAGAATGGTTCATGGTCACTCTTCTGTCCAAATGAATGTCCCGGACTCAGTGACTGCTGCGGCGAAGAATTCGTAAAACTGTATACAAAGTATGAGGCTGCTGGAAAAGCCAGAGCAAAAGTATTAGCCCGCGACTTGTGGGTAAAAATATTAGACGCACAAATGGAGACTGGTACGCCTTATTTACTGTATAAGGATGCGGCGAATAAAAAGTCAAACCAGCAAAACTTGGGCACTATTAAAAGCTCGAATTTGTGTGTGGTACCGGAAACGCTTGTACTAACCGATAATGGACACTTACCCATTGGTGGTCTTGAGAATCAATTAGTCAACGTTTGGAATGGGTCCGAGTTTTCAGAGGTTACGATAAAGAAAACGGGAACAGACCAAAGGATTATCAAGGTGGTTTGTAGACCTTCTGCCTTTTCACTCAAAAGTTATAAATCAATTGAGTGTACTCCTTATCACAAGTTTTATGTTTCTGTAACAGAGAAGGTATATGGTGACTACGATTGTTTACAAGAAGTGACATATGTAAAACAAATTGATGCGCAAGATTTGAGGCTAGGAATGCGTTTGATTGGATGTAATATGCCGACAAGTAATTCAGATGAATCTTATGAATACATGGAAGTCGTGAGTTTATCCGATTTCGGACGTCAATCGGATACCTATTGTTTTACGGAGCCGAAACGCCACATGGGAGTATTTAATGGTATTCTAACGGGTCAGTGTACTGAAATAATTGAATACTCGGATGAAAATGAAACCGCGGTTTGTAATTTAGCATCGATCGCTTTGCCCGCGTTTGTAAATTCGGAAACAAAACAATTTGATTATGATGCGCTACATAAGGTAGTCAAAACCGTAACGTATAATTTGAATCGGGTCATTGATATCAATTTCTATCCAACAGAAAAAACAAAGCTCAGCAATTTACGGCATCGTCCTATTGGACTAGGTGTTCAAGGTCTAGCAGATACATTTGTTTTAATGGATATCGCGTTTCATTCTGAAGTAGCGAAAGAAATTAATAAACAGATTTTTGAAACGATTTATCATGCGGCTTTAGAGAAAAGTAATGAAATGGCGATTGAAAGAAAGCTGGAATATAAGGAGTTAAAAGATTTTCAAAAAATGCGTTTGTTAATTGGTAGAGAAATTTTCTTACCAGAAAAGGTAATCGGCGCCTATAGCTCTTTTGTTAATTCGCCCGCATCCAAAGGCATTTTACAATTCGATATGTGGAATGTAACGCCATCGAATCGTTATGATTGGGCTTCGTTAAAAGATTCTATTGTTAAGAATGGACTAAGAAATTCTTTGCTCGTCGCGCCAATGCCCACTGCGTCCACATCACAAATTCTCGGATACAATGAGTGTTTCGAACCGTTTACAAGCAATATATATAGTAGACGTACCTTAGCCGGCGAGTTCGTAGTAGTAAACAAATATTTAATGAAAGAATTACTACAATTGGGTTTGTGGAATGAACAAATTAAGAACAATATCATTCAAAATAAGGGTTCTATTCAACAATTGACTAATTTGTCAGAACACATACGTAATAAGTATAAAATTGTATGGGAAATTCCTATGAAACATGTAATTGATATGTCGGCGGACAGAGGCGCATTTATTTGCCAAAGCCAAAGTTTGAATTTGTGGATGGAAGACCCCGTTTACAGTAAACTAACATCCATGCACTTCTATGCTTGGGAAAAAGGGTTAAAAACCGGTATCTATTATTTACGAAGAAAAGCAAAGCATCAAGCACAACAATTTACAATTGAACCCGAGAATACAGAAAAAACAGAAAAGATGAATGAACACGATGAAATTTGTGAGTCATGTAGCGCTTAAAGATAAAAGAATAAAAATAATTTTATTTAATGTAAATATAATTATTTATTTATTTGTTTCTGTAGCAGCAGCTAATTCTACCAATGATGATGATGATTGGCTGGAAGATGAATTCGTCGATCTGCGTTTTTGCGTTGTCGATCTGCTGCTTCTACTGCTTCTAGAACTACTTCTGCTACTCTTGCTACTTCTGCTACTTCTGCTACTCTTGCTACTCTTGCTACTTTTAGACCTAGATCTAATTTTAGTACCAGTTAACAATGGCAAAGAAGCTACTGGGTTACATGTATATCCGACTGGAGAAATGCTCATGATATATTCGGTTATCTTCTTGTTTGTCCCACATACATCGAAACTATGTTTCAAACTAATACAATATACGCGCAAGCAAATAATTACATCGATAATCGCATCATGTAACATTTCTGGATTGGGTTCGTAACCGAAATAAAACTGATAAGCCTCTGTTAATTTGGGCGATTTAATTTTATAGAAAAACTTGGGTTCACCAGTTACCTTATCTATGTATTCATATTTGGTTTTCAATTGACAAATGGGTTTGGTTTTTTCCATAGAGCATTCAAAATGCGCATCGGTCATCATTGCTTCTATTTCCGGTACATCGTATTCTTCAGACAACCGTAATAGCTCAGCGACTACCATCTTTCGGTCAAATTGCGCATTATGCGCTACAACTATATCTGCTTTTTTTATATATTTCATAAATTCTTTAAGAGCATCATATATTTCAGCACGATTTACTTCATCAGCTGCCGCAATGGATGCCTTCGTAATATGATGGATTTTCGCACTGCTCTCGGATATTTCTACATGCTCTGGAATGTCAATGTACTTATTTACTATTTTAGCTCTCGACGGTTTATCGCTATCATAAAAAATATAACTCAATTGAATTATATGCGGCCAACTGTCAATGTGCTGTGACCAAGCGGACTCTTTCTTTTTTAAATCCGAGAAGCTTAACAACCGTTTTCCATATTCTTCTTGTTGAGCCCATGTTTCTCCGGGCATTCTTGGAGGCAATCCGGTTGTCTCTGTATCAAATACAACTATCTTCATGTTTTATATAAAGATATAAAACATAGTTTCTATTTCTTTTTGTTATTTCTTTTACTAACACTTTTTTTGTATTTTTTATCTATTCTCCTCTTAATTTTTGTTATTGTTTTTTTCCCTCCTCTTATCCCTTCTCTCTTCATATTATATTTTATTAGGCGACACATTCTAGCATCTTCGCATTCTTCATCGTTAACAAAAAACCCTTCACATGAAATGTCAAAAACATATATATTTTTGATACCAAGATACTCTAAAATACTAAATAATTCGTCATATGTTATTGATTCAACTAATCGTATGGGCTCTCCATTTTCATCAATACAATCTTTATATGTTTTTACAATTCCTAATTTTTGTAAAATGGGTTCTAAAAAGGCCTCCGAGATTATGTTTGTATTTGCTGGTATGGAATATAAAAAATTGCGATAATTATTCAATGTATAAATACCCAATCCATAATTTTGCCGTGTATCGCAACCGTTGGTAGAAAAAACCTTATTTATGTATTTGGGATTTTCTGTGAATTCGTTAATTTCATCTGTGTAATGACCGACTGTATAAGGCATATAAGGCATCGATTTATTCACCTTTTTCATGTCTGAATAGGAATAAGTTCTTGGTTCTTCATCATCTTCTTCTTCATAAACTGTATGATATTGTTCGACCTCTTTTCTATATTTTAGACTCTCTGCTTCAGTAATCTCTTTAAATTTCGAAAAATCCATTGATTTCAATATATTGCGTTTCATTTCATGTAAACTACCGATATTTGTTGTAGTAGTGTGTCCGGGAGGAGTTAATATAGACCGTTTTAAATTTAGAGGACATGTTTTAGTCTCCACCTTAGTAACATCTACACTCAAACTACCATGTGTTAGTATCATTAGCCCTAATGTATCGGTTTTTAAATATTGTTTTATTCTTGTTATTAGTTCCATATATAAATAGCATAAAAAAGATTGAATATTTTATATATTTTAACATTCATACGCCTTACAAATGCCAAATGTGCGTCGATGCCACTTGGTAATTCCGTATTGTTTGATACCATCCATATGTTTTTTCGATCCATACCCTTTATTGCTATCAATACCATATCTTTCCGATAATTCGGGATTCTCCGAGCAAAGTTCTTCAATGTATTTGTCTCGTTCCACCTTAGCAAGAATGGACGCCGCAGCAATGGGCGTAAACTTATTGTCACCACCCTCTACCAATTCGTAGTGAATTGTCGCCATTTTTGTCTTTGCTTTGTTTAATACTGTTAAAGGTTTGAAATAGTTGCCATCTACTAACAACAATATTTCGTCCTTTTCATTGGCTTGTTTATCATTCAGTTGTTTCAATACGTTTTTAATGGCTTTGTGCATTGCCGACTGAGTCGCTTGTAAAATATTTATCTCGTCGATCACGCGCTCGTCTTCGTATTCCACTGCCCATGCCAAAGCATTGGCTTTGATATATTCAGCCACTTGTTCAATCTTCTTTTTAGAATGGAATTTTTTACTGTCTTTCATTAGTGAATGGTCAAAGGAGTCGTCTTTAGGCAACACTGCGGCTCCGGCATATACGCGACCAAACATAGGACCTCGTCCAGCTTCATCGATGCCCACTTCTACACTAGGACCCTCATGAAACCATTTTTTTAAAGGTTCTGCTACTTTAGTTGTTCGCTTCTTCTTTTGAACGACTGGTTCCAGTTCATCGTCTTCCACAATAACAGCACTAACAAAATCGCTCTTTTTAGCCATATCTTCTAGGTTTGACTAAAATGAATATAATTAAAATATATCAATTTTTTTCACTATATAGATTATACAATGAAAGACGGATTGTTGATACTTTTTGTAATAATATTATTAGCATTCATTTTGTCTTGTTTTTTATGTCGTTTTTTAGGCACCACATATTATGGTAGAGAAGGAATGGACAATATGGCTTCTGGACAAGTATATTACGGACCTAATGGTAATTCCGCGCAAATCCAAACTGATGCGGATGGCAAAAATAGCTTGGTCGTTACCAACAGTGATGGTTCCACGTCTACGTATTCTGCTGCTGGATCGCCCAGTGAAACGGCTACCACATATAGCGGTCCAAATGGCGGGACAGCTCTAGTCCAAATGGGTTCGGATGGCAGCACTACTTTAACGATTACCCAGCCAAATGGCACCATACATACTTATAAAACAATGGCTACTGATACTTCAACTTCTACAACTTCTACAACTTCTTCAACTATGCCTCCAACTTCTTCATCTATGCCCTCTACAACTTATGACAATTACGACCATTATAACGGGACTGCTTATCCCACCGTGTTTTACGGTCCCAATGGCGGAACTGCTCGCGTAATTCAAACCGATAATAATGGTACTCTTGTTACGACAAGTAGCAATGGTACTACTCAAGTCTATTACATTAGTCCAACTAGTACGGATCCCAATGTAAAATCATATTATGGTCCCAATGGTGGCTCGGCTAAAATTGTAATGGACAGCAATGGTAAAACTGCGGTAGAAGTTACGTTGCCCGACGGAACAAAGGTATTATATTATTCAGACAATGTATATGCGCAGTCCAGCCAAGATGCTACAATGAATCAATATAATCCGGAGACTGTTTCGACGGGTTCAGATTACAACAGTGCTTTTTCGACTTCATCTTATTACGGTCCCAATGGTGGCCAATTGAACACGCTTACGGGTCCATCCGGAAACACATATGCTGCGTATGATTCGTCCGCATATTACAACTCGTTACCGCAAGGTATACCGAAAAATTTGATTCCACCGGGCCAAGAGGACTTGTATATATTGAAGTCCCAAATTGTGCCCCCAGTCTGCCCAGTTTGTCCGGAGCCAGTTGTAATCCAAGGCGATAATGATGTGACGAAATGTCCCCCGTGCCCGGCATGTTCGCGCTGCACGGAACCAAACTTCGAGTGTAAAAAGGTACCAAACTACAACGCATTTAATCCAGACACAATGCCAGTCCCAGTCTTAAGCGATTTCTCCAGTTTTGGAATGTAAAAACAATTTAGAAACAATACGATAAATAATATCAAGCAAATGGAAACCCTTGATATTATGAATAGTATAGAAGATTATAAACAAAAAATACTTGAATTACAAACGGAAAACACAGAATTAAAGGAAAGATTAAAAAAATATACAAACGGAGACAATAATAAACGATATTATGAAAAAAATAAAGAAAAAATAAAAGAGCAAGGTGCGAATTACTTGAAAAAATTAGCAGAAGAAAATCCAGAAAAAATAAAGGAATACAGAAGAACCGCATATCTAAAAAGAAAGGCAAAACTACAAGATGCTTAGTTTAATAATTATGCGTTAAACTATTTACACATAAACTACTTAAA